CTTTGCTGTGTTGGGATCCATCTGTATGTCCTGTATGGCCTTCAGTTTCGCTTCCCTGTCTTCAGCGTCCTTTGGCTCCTTGGCGTACTCTTTAAGTTTGTCAAAATTCTTGTGTAGGTAGTCTGTGGCCACTTTCTCGTCCGCGGAAGTGAATGCTGACTTGCCGTCCTTGTCTAATACGTCATACACCATCTTGCCGTCTTCGCCCTTGTACATCGACACGTATGGTTTCTGTTCCACAATGTTGTCTGCCCATGATTCAAATGCTTCCGTCTCTTTGGCCTTGCCCTTTAGGTCCTTCTTTGGTGCGAACGCTCCTGGCTCCATCCTTACTTCTTTGCCGTACTCTGGATCCGCCTGCATCTTCTTGTAGTCGTCGATGTATCTCTTGGCCAGTTGTATCGCTATCTTCTTGTTCTTGATGTAGTCCGGTGTTGGTTTGAATGTCGCTGAATTTTCTTGATCCATCTCGTCCGCGACTCTCGAAGCAAAGTTTGCCACTCTGTCCTCTTCACCTGTTTTAGTAAGTAGCCTTGACGCTATGTCTGACAGTATTGAACTCAGCATAGTGTTCTTGTCAGTGAATTTTGTTACTTTCAGCATCTTGTCTGCTGTGTCATCTTTCCTCAGGATCAACTTGCTGTCTGGATCATTAAGGAAGCTCTGTACTATTGCGCCATGGTCTACTGGTGGTTGTATGGGTGCGTCGATTGGCTCATCGCCTGGGTCTAGTTCGTTGACCTGATCTTCTTTCTTTTCGTCATCGTCACCATCCATGTGTGAATGCACATCTACTCTACCTTGGTGTTTGTCTTTTGATAATTTTTCTGCTTCGCCTTCCTCATCTTCATCTTCTTCTTTTTCTGTAAGTTCACTCATTATCTTGTTTATAATTGGTAAAGCATCCTCTACTCTGGCATCTAGGTTTTTCATAGTGAACTTCTCTCTCAGTTTGTTTACGGTTTCATCGTCTAGTATTTGTTCTTCTGATGTTTTGAAATCTTTCGATGCTGTTTCATAGTGACTCTGTTTTGATAGGTTCTTCATGTAGCCTCTCAAGTTTTCCAGTTTCATCTTGGTCTGTTCGATGATGTCGCCCGCGTTGTCATTCAACTGATCTTTGTTGGTGACATATCTCGAGAATGAGTTTAATTTTGCTATGTCTTCTGATGTTGCTATAATGTGCTGTCCGAACTCGTCATGCGGTCTTCCACCGTTGGCCACGTGCCTCTGCATGGCTCTCGCACCTGCTAGGTGTGTTAGTGGATATTTGAATCTCTCGCCATCTTCGTTCTCTATGTACAGTGATTGTATCTGTCTTGATCTCGCTCCTGGCACTGTCTCGTCAACTTTGCCCTTGTGCCTGATTATCAATCTTGTTTTTTCTAGATTCTCAAATGAACTCTTGGAAGTGCCAGTTAGGCCTTCTGCGACCGGTGCCTTCTCGACACCCGCTAATTTAGTAATTCTTGCTAGTTCTTCTGACATCTCGCCAGTATTTACCGTTTTGTTCGTATCTGCTAGATTTTCATAATCCTGCTTCGTTAGGTTGTTTTTTGTTATATCTCTGACGTCGAAACCCAATTGGTGCTCCACCGCGAAGTCCTTCAATTCCTTTAGGAAAGCGTACCATTCATTCCTACTGTCCTCGTCGATCTTGTTGACTAGATCCCTGTTGTAGTACACCTTCATGTTCTCGCCGTCCGCTAGGCTGATGCTGACACTACCAAACGTGTCCATGTCCTCTGCGAATTCGAACTCGAAGAACACAGCACCTTGCGGGTCCGCGGTAGCGGCCCCATTCTCATCGCCCAGTCTGATGTTGGCGAACTGAGATCTGATCTTGTTGAATAGGTCCTGTGAGTTTTTAGGGTTCATGTAGTGTATTTATTATCCCGTGAACGATCCAAAAATAGGCATTGGTGTTATCTCACTTGTCCTATCTGTCCATTTTTCGAATATTTTAGGGTCAAAATCTGCTAGAACCTTCATCATACGTGTCATCAATAGACATGCACTCACTAGGTCGTCGTGCTGTCCTGGTTTGGCTTTGTAGCTCATCCCGGATGCCACAAAGTCCTTCAGTTCTGATATCAGCAACTGTGAGTGTATTTTCATCTTGTCGTTCTCCACAAGTTCTTTGAATTTCGTACAGGCATCGATCTTGTGCTTGGCTGTGGTGTTGAATCCTCTCCTGAACTTACGTCTGTGTCCTTTCCTTATGGGCTCACTCAAGAACATGCCCATAATGTTCTCCTCACCTATGTCCATCACTCTCATCAGAGCGGCCTCACCTATGGAGTTGTTCTCCATCGAGTAGAATATCTGCGGCGTCGCTGTAGAATCCTTTTCCATTATCGTATCGTGGATGTGTTTGTTGATTCCCTGTAGAATTCTTATCTGTTGGTTCATGGGTGTTTGGTTGTGGTGCCACTCGCCTATTTGTTCGAAAGTGGGCAGTTCGAAAACCTGTATGGCGGCGTAGTCTCCTCCTGTACCCATCGATGGATCTAGTGACACCATGTAGGTGTGTCCTGGGGTTGGTCTTTTGAACCAACGTACCTGTCCTGTTGTCTCTATGGGAGGTGTGCCCTGCATGTCTGCCAACACTATACTAGATACTAAGGTCTCATCAAATATCAAGAACTCACACTCGTGTTCCCTTCGGAATCTCTCTTCACCAATCCTGGATCGTTCCGCATCTGCCCATGCCTCGTCTCTGTCAGGATGTTCTGACCAGTGTGCCTTCATGGCGTAGAAACCGTTGGTGCCTGTTATCTTATCATTGCCGTACTCATCAAAGCGTTTGTTGGCCTCTTTCCAGATCATGGCGAATTGGTCTTCGTCCGAGTTAGGAGTTGATGTGATCATACACTTACCACCTGTACTCAGGGTCGGTGATAGTGATGTCCAGAATTCCTTAGCCTTCTCTGGTGGTTGCACGAACGCGAACTCATCACAGTATATCAGTGTGAGTGACATACCCCTACCTGTGTTCTCTGTAGTCGTCGTGGCCATTATCTTCGAGCCGTTGTCAAATTCTATGCTGTTCCTGTTGTACTGTGTCACGCCCGCTTTGATCCACGATGGCAACATCTCGTATGCGTAACGCACCCTCGACATGATGTCTGATGCACCCGCGTATTTGTGTGCGGCGATTAGTATCTGTGAATCTGGTCGGAACATAGCGTACCATATGAGGTATCCAGATGCACACGTAGTCTTGCCGGTCTGTCTGGGTAGCATGGCTATGCTGAACCTATGATTGTTGTAGCTCTCGATCAAGCGTTCCTGGTACGGGAAAGGTTCAAATCTCATTTCTCCCTTGACCGGGTGCTGTATCTTCATAAACTGTTTCATGAAATACAATGGTCCGGTTGTTGGATCCATGCACTTCTCAAGTTGTTCAACTTGCTCTTTGGTATATTTGTGTTTCTTGTGCGCCTTCTTAATTTGGTCGCTATCTAGTGATACATACGCCATGATGTAGTATTTAACGCTGTTTGGATAATTGGAAAAGTATTACTTTGCTTCTTTATCTTTGATGGCTTTTTTCATTGGTTCTTTTTTATTGCCATCTTTGTCCATATCCAAGAAGTCAGGTTTTGCTTTTTTGGCTTCTGTTTGATATGCTGATTTGAAACTTTCGTACTGTGCTCTCAGGCTGTTGGCAAGTTCTTCTTCTGTGATCTTGTCTTCCTGGGCGACCGCCATAGCGTTGTCTCCGTCCTGTGCTTTCGCGAATTGCTGTTTGCGTCTGTTCAAACCACCTGAGTGTACGTTCACTAATGTATCAATGTCTGACACTTTCTCTTCAGGTTCGTTTGCGAATGTTTCCTCGGCCTTCTCTTCATCTGGTGCTGTAACCATGTTTCTGAACTTGGCCATTTCATCACCGTCCGTGCCGTGATCCGCCGCTGGTTCTTCCGCACCGATCATTGCCGCATCAACTGGCTTGACCCCTGCTAATGCAAGTATCTGCATCATCATGCTGGCCTCTTGTGGGCTGTCTGTTGAAATCTGTATTGCTTCTTTCACTGTTTCTTTTTTGTCTTCTTTGCCTGTTTTTTTGTCGTGGTATGCTTTTAGTCCCGCTGGCATTTTGCCTTCAGTGGCCTCTTCTGTGCCATTTATGCTGTCCCAGAAACCTGCCAGGCTCTCGCCATGCTTCTTGATGAATTCTTCTCTTGAAAGTTTTTCCGCTTCGTCATGTAGGTAATCCTTCATTCTGCTCTCGTCAACTTTTGGATTTGTTCTCTCAACGTTCTCCACAGCGTCCTTGACCAATTCAGGTTTTGATTCTGCGATTTCTTTTAATCTTTGTAGTACGTCTATCATTTCCATGGCTTATTTCCTTTTTGGGTCTGGGTGTGGGTTAGAGGCCTTTGAAAGAGGACTTGGTGTTCCTTTTTCTTCGTTGCTCTGTAGTTCTTGTGTTTTGTTGTCTTTGCCCACTTCCATATTGAGTGCGTGGGCTTCTCTGTCTTTTAGTAATTCTTTCAACAGGCTCATGTTGGCCTTGGTGCTGTGGAAATCTTCTGCGTTCACCTTAGGGGCATCCTTGTACTCGATGTCGTGCAGTTTGTTGGCGTACTCTGATTTCACCTGCATCTGGTCTTGGTATTCCTCTGTAGGTTCACCTGGCTTCCTCACAACGATATGTGTGGCTGGAATTCTCATCCTGTCTGAAAGGTACTCTTTTAATTCCCTCACTGACACTGGATAGTTCGTTGTGACATCAAAGATTGTCACTTCCTCGTTGCTCAGCATAGGGAAATCTAATGGCATGGTCATTATGGGTGTTTTCTTGCCCGCTGACATTTTGGCCACTTCAAACTTGGCCAGTGCCGTTTCCATCTTGTTGGCGAAATCCTTGTCAATAGCGCCTGCTACCTTAATTTTGTAGTCATACGACTTTACTGATTCTGCTAGATAGTCCTTAAACGTGCTCATATGCAATATTTAGTCTTTTTTAAGCGATACTGATGCTTATTATATGTTGACTACTCCTCCGTTTTTTATCTTATTCAATGTTTTTTCGCTGGGTATACCTGTTATTCTCAACGAATAACGCCTATATCTTGATGCGTTTGCTGTGGCATGGGGTATGCTGGGATCATACGAGATACTGTCACCGGCCTTCCATTGTTGTACATTCCTATTTCCCCATAGAATAAACTGTCCAGGTTCCCAATCCTGAAGATGTATTATTATACGCTGTAGTTTCTTAATACCATAACCACTAGGGTGTCCGTCCATTGTGTCCACATGATATGGTTCAAAATTTCCAACATTTTTCTCCATTATGATGGGTTGTACTTCTCCCTCCCAATCAAACCAATCGACTATTTTTGTTAGTGTTGGATGTTTTTCGGGTTTGACCACTTCTTTGAATCCCACGTGATCCATTCCTCGTACTTCCATCTCGTGTAACCACCATGCGGCGTGTAGTACCGCTATATCGTTTGGATGTATGTTCCTAGATTTTTCTCTCACGAATGGAAATATTTCTTTTGTTATATCAGTTTTCCATCTAAATGATAGATTTGTGTTTATATGATTGTTATCTGAATCATCTCGCCATTTATCAAAATGGTAAGGGCTTTTGGAATCTAAATAATGATTCCAACTGGGATAATTGAAACATTCGTGTTCCACTGCTAGGTGATGGCCTTTAGGAAGTTTTGGTATCTCGTTTACGAATTTTTTATCTGACATTAGTCTTTTTTCAACAATTTTTTCATTAATTCGTTTCTATCAGAGATAACAAATCCGTCACTTTCCTCTATGGGACCACCATCCTTTTGTCCGTCTCTATCCAGTTTCATCTTTTTGAGCTGTAGTTCTACCATCTTGAGCTTCTTGTCTATCTTGCTACCCTTGGCGTCTATGGCGTTGCGCAGGAAGTTACCAGCCACCTCGAATATACGTCCCGAATAACGCGAGTCAACGTTCATCCCCAAGTCCATGAGGTTCTTGTAGCTCTCCTCGGCTTCTATGGCCAGTTTATCCAGTTCCAGATCTGACAACTCTCCCAGTCCTTTGACCTGTGGCAGTGCGGCCGCTATCTTGTCAAACTCCGCATAGCTCTTTTCTAAGTTCTTCTTGGTCTGTGGATCCAGATTATTGCCAGTAGTTCCACCGTTAGCGGTCTCTTTTAGTTTTTTATCTTTTTCCTTCTTATCGACTTCTTTAAACGCTTCCTTGACGTTTGGTAAATTCAAAATGTCTTCTAATTTTTTTGTCATCGTCGTATTTACTTACGTTTACCGTTGTGGAATAATTGTTCTTCTGACACTACCCTGAATTTGATTCTCCTCTGCTTGGCGTACGCTGAAGCGGCCTCCCATTTAGCCATGTTGATCACCACCTGTTTCTTCTTTGCAAGGCTCTTGCCTGCGGATTCCATTGTGGTCTGGCTCATGGGTTTGACCTCCACCATCTCGGCATGTTTACGACCTTCCTTGTCTTGGTACACTATGAAGAAGTCTGGCACGTACACGGTGTACTTGCCCGTGAACGGATGACGATAAGGAATTTTAATGGATTCGCTTGCCCACTGATATACATTAGGATGTTCGTCACACAATCTCATGAAAGCGTGTTCCCAGCTCGACCTATATGTGGGTGTTTTGGTGCCTACATACTTCTCCGCGTTCTTGGGGGAGAACTTGCCCCTAGCGAATCTTGGTATCATTAGTCTATGATGTTCCTAGATACAGTGTCCTTCGTGGTCAGAGTCTGTCTCACACCCAACCTGCTGGACTTGTATCTGTTGGCGTTCAGTATTATAGTAATCAGTTCTGACAGCAATACCGGTGAGGCGTATGTGAGTTTGTCCAATATCACCTGTGGTTTGATGTCATCTATCTTGGCCTGTGACAGTATGGCGTATGCTGTCGACTCCGCCGCCGTCCTAGAGAACCCTCGCTTGACGAAGAATGCTATGGTGCTGTCGTACTCGCCCACGTTGAATTGGTACTCGTTCTCATAATCAGAGGTGGTAAGTTTTTTGATAGTCTGATCTAATTGATCTTTATCCTTTGGTGGTAAGTTGGTGTAGAGTTCGTCCATTATAGATTTCCTTTTTCGGTTGCTAACGCAACATTCTGTGTTGCTCTTTCAACTCTTATATACCCTTCGGTCACTAATTTTCTAATATCCGTGATTGCTTTATTTCTGTACACAGTCTTTATGTTTGTCGATGAACCAGCATACTCAACATCAGATTCGGCCACCGTCAAGCCTTTACGAGAACCTATGTCCTTGTAATATATTCCGGCCGCTATCTGATCTCTGATGCTTGGGTCATCAGACACTAGATTAAATGATTCGTCTGATGTAAGAAAATTCACTGTGTCCAATGTTGGGCTTGTGATTACTGTTGTGTTGGATTTGTTTTTTGAGTCCGACGTGCCTTTTGCAGAAGCCAGCACCACGCCAGCCGCCACAGCCGCTCCAACAGAAAACTGTGCCACAGGATTGGTTATGGTTCCTGCCTGTTTGCCTATCTCTAAAATACCATCTTTTGCGATTCCTTTAAGTTCAGACTTGACATCTTTCTTCTTGATCTTTTTGGCATTGTTGTAGGTGTTTGATGCTGACAGTATCGCTCCCAGTATGTTCCCTGATTGCACGTTTTTAATCACAGATCCTATACCGTCCACAACACCGCCTGGACCAAAAATGCTGTTGGTTCCACCACCTAGTATGGTCAAGGGAGAAGGTGAGTTGTCATAATTTATCGTAGCAAATCCAGGAACATTGTTCTTGTTGATGATTCCGGTCTTGTACAATACGGTCTCATATAATATCTGCATAGAGTTCGAAAGTACCCCGCCTCCCTCCGCTTGATCTAGGTTATCATGGCTGAAAGATCCTATAACAGGGTTGACCAAAGTCATTGATGTGAATCTCTGTTTGTGAAGCACGAATATCTCAATGCCTTTGAGATAAGGCTTCCTCCTCTGTTTGGGGGTATCGAGACCAAATTTTGTTATAGTTCTTTTATCTCCCCAATCGTAATAATCATCTTTTGTATTCGAAATGGAAAGATCGCTATTTAGACCAACAGGATCTGCTATGTTGTACTCGTAGTATTTCTTCCAGAAGGCGTTGACTGTGTCTGCATGATCGTCGTGGAATGTGATAACAACTGGTTCATAAGCAATTCTCGTGGTTGTGTACATTTTTTTGTTGTACTGAGTTTTCTCTTCCATGCTCATGTTGTACTTAGGTAGGTCGCAACTTTTGACCAGCATGTTGAGTTCGTATCTTTCGTTTTGGGTGAAAGACGATTGGAACAATGATTCGTCTGTGTTGAACACCACGTGGAACAGGAATTTCTGTTTTGGCATCAACTTGTAGTTGTCGTCCAGATACAGTCTCGATGCGTGTTGGTAATCCTTCATCCCGGGAAGACCGTCTTGGAAACCTTGTAGGAAGTTGCTAATGCTTGGCATATGCGTATTTATGGCCACAAAAAAAGCGCCATATAAAGGCGCTTTTGATGTTTATAATTGCTTGTTTGATTCTTACTGACCGCCACCAGTACTTAGAGTACCTACAGTTCTAGCCACCGCTGTTCCAATTCCAGTTCCTGTTGGAGTCTGGATACAGTTATCGTATCTGATTGACATGGTAATAGTCGCTGGGTCTGAGGTCGCGTATGCTAACGTGTTGTAGTTCACGTTCTCAACGTATGCACCATACAATTCAAACGTTTCTAACACATTTGGTGTGCTCGCTCCGTTACCGCCGTCCAGCATCTCAATCCTTGTGGTGAATTTGTAGTCAATTCCTGATGCCGCACTTGACTGTTCAAAGAAGTCGAACTGTTTCTGTATCTGCTCTCCGACCAGTTTGGTCACTGAGTTGTTCACATCATCTCTCAACGTGATGGTGATTGGTTCCCAGGTGTGTTTGCCTGCCACATAGACTTTTGAGTTGTACACGTCTAGTGTCACGTTGTCAAAAGTCAAGTTTGGTCTCGTGATGTCGACCACTTGTTTTGTTAGTTCTGATCTCGGTGTTGATACTCCAAAATTCTCCAGGATCGCTCTGAAACGATACTGTAGTTTTGGCATCAACAATCCCTGTGATGCTGAACTCTGATCGTTCGCTAGTGGTACTGTGAATTTTGATAAAGTTGATATTGCCATCTGTTTCTCCTATTTATTCAAAATTAGTTCCCCAATTTTGCGATTTCTCCTGTGTTTTTGATTCTCAACGGAATGTAAATGAACTCAACCGATTTCACTGGTTCGATCGCTATGTCCACGTACAGTTCGTTCCTGTCGATCCTTGTGGGTGTGTTGTTTGTGTCATCACACACTACTAGGAAGTCGTATAATGCTCTCTGACCAACTAGCTCTAACAAGAATGATTCGATCGCACCCTTGATCTCGTTCCTTGTTAACTCGTCGTTTGGTTCAAAGATGAACGGTTTAGCGATTGCATCCAATTGTGATCTCAGATACACTGCCAACCTTGAAACGTTGATCCTGTCCAATGCTGAACTTGCCGTCGTCTTGGTCAAGTTACCAAAGTTCACGATGCCTGCTCCTGAGAAGAACGTGATCGGGTTCACTTTGACCTCATGCATTGAGTCTCTCACTGACTCCGTAACAGATATTGTTTGGAATTCACCACTTGATGAATCGATGTAACCAACTGATGTGGCGTTGTCCACGATACCTCTCCTCGTGCCCGCTGGTGCGAACCATGGGAAAGCGATGTTGTCGTTGTTGGCCAATGTCCTCATCATCATGTGTGATGCTGGCACCACGATAGATTTGCCTGTGTTGTCTGTGGTCAATCCTGATGGGTAAAACACTCCTAGGTAATCACTTGAGCTCACGAGACCATCCTCACCGTTGTCCAATGCTGATGCCGTGTTGTTGGCCCAGTTTTGTATTGCAGTTGATGTGCCCGCTAATCTCAGTGGGGTGTCACCTACCACGAACGCAGTGTTGTTCCTGTCTGTGTTCAGGTTGATCATGTTCTGTATAACTTCTGGATAACCAGGACAAGCGATCACGTTGTAACCTCTTTGGTCTTCCCTGATTGCTTGGTTTGTGTCTATCTCTGATTTAAGTTGTTGTACGATCACTTTCCTCTGTGCTTTCCTTCCGAAAGAGCCAGATCCGTCTGCGTTATTGCTAGACTTGGTCACCCATCTGTCTGGGTAGTATGATGACACAGATTCGTTGCTGTATCTGATGTTACCCAAACCAGTTGATCCGCTTCCTGGATACTTGGTCGTTGTGATGTAACTGTTCTTGTACTCTTTGACGTTGTAGCCGGATCTCCTAGTGTTCCATAACAATATGCCCTGTGGGTAGTTGTTTGGGTTTGGAGCGTCTGGATCTAGGAAGTCATCACTCAACAGGTCCTTGATTGTTGATGGTGTTCCCGCCGCGGTTGATGTGCCCGCCGCTTTGTCAGTTGAAGTGTGCCATCTGGCGTCCGCGAAAACTATACCGTCCTCTGTGGTCTGATCCGCTTTGTCAACAGCCACCCACGCCGCACCAGTTGTGGTCACTGCCACTTGGTTGGCCGTGTTGTTTGAACTCAGTGTAGCCGCTGTATTGTATTTGTAAAGTTTTGGATAGTTCTCAAGGTCGCTTGTGTCAATCCATAAGTCGTTGTCAACTAGAGCAGTACCATCTGACTGTGTGGTAGGTGCTGTTGCTGAGAACTGTGGACCATTTGGATCGGTCGAGCTGTAAACCTGAGCGTAGCCTTTCCATGTTGTTCCATTATGTGTCATGATGTCCGCAACGTCTATGTTGGAGTCATACCACAATGTGCCATCTGCTGGCTCATTTGTTGGTGCGCTTGTTGACGCTGTGTAACTCAATCTTTTCCAGTTCGAAGCCATGATACCTGTGTTGGCGCTCGAGTCAAGGCTTTCACCTGTTGGCAGGTCATACAAGTTGTTGATCAGTGTTGAGCTGTTCGCCGTGTATGTTCCGTATGCATGTGCAGTTGAGGCACTGAATCCAGCATCCGCTAATGGTGTTCCCAGTGT